ATAATATGTAGTATAAAATTTCTTTCCATCAAATACTGGAGTTTCAAATTTAAAGCTCATACCAGACTTTAAACTAATTAGATTACACTTTTCCACAAGTTCTTTCATTGTAGGAGCTTCTACTAATACTTGTAAATGTGCCATTAATTCTCCAAAATAGGCAGGGCCTTACGGCCCCAACCCATAAAATTCAGATTAAGGATTTTCGTCGCCAAACCAGATCAATTCTCCATCACGGATAACTCTTGTACCATAGATTGAATCCATAGAACAGAATGTACGTTTTTTAGAAGATTGACGTTCTTCATCCATAGTTACTTCTTTAGCCATTGCTTTTACAATTGCATCAGAGTGGAAAATAAGAACTTGGTTATCTGTTAAGTCTTGAGACTCAAGAATAGTGAAACCCATAAGGCGTGCAACTTCACCATTAACAACTGCATTGTTATTACCGAATTTAGAAGCATCTTGAATAGCATCTTGAATACGTAATTCATGCACTTGTTTAGGAGAAAGAGCAGCATAACGGTTAGACTTAGGAACTTTTGCCTCTGTCATTTCTTTAGAAATTTCAGAAAGTTGAGTCAATGTAATTGCTTCATTAGCGTTAGAATTTGAATCTGTACCTGCCAATTGAAATTTATTACCGTTTGCTCCACCTGATTCCGGCTTAGTTGTTCCAGCAGCAACCATTTCAGCTACTAGGTCTGCTTCCATTTGCTCCGCAAGAGCAGGAGCAGCTTCTACATAGAAATCATCAACTAGATCTACAGAAGAATAAGCTTGGTCCTTATCATAGACATAATCAAAAACCGTCTTAAACTTATCAAGTTCTAGTGTATCTTTTAAATAACTAGTTGCTGAATCTGCCAACTCACTTCCGTTATTTGGAATATCTCCTACTGAACGGCCCACAGAACGTGGAATAGTTGTATAACGTTGACCAGGACGCAAACGACTAGATAGATCGCGTGCCAAATTCCATACTACACTAGTTTTACGTAGTGCGCGTTGAATTTCTTCTGCTAGTATTTCTTCTCTTGTTAATTTATCAAGATTAGTGGAACTAGCGCCACTGTTTGTAATAGACATAATTACTCCTTAGTATTATTTCTTCTAAATGAAGTCCTAGATCTTGGAGCATTTGCGATTAAATCGCGTTTTTCATCAACACTCATAGAATCTAAGTCCATTTGTTGTTTATTAGTAAATGTGTTATTTGTTGGGGCATTATCGGTAATATTTACATTATTTTTACCAGGAACTAATTCTGGATTTTCTTGTCTAAATTTATTAGCTACTTGGATAACCGTTTCAGAGTTAACGGAACCATCTTCATGCACAGAGATACCATCTAAGTCTGCATGTGCTAAATATTTAGGTTTAACATCTCCTAGTTCTTGTAATAATGCACTCATTTTAACACTTCTCGTATAGTGCTCTTGAGTTCGTTTAAGGGCAGCTTCAGCATCGGCCTTTTCTTTTTCACGGCGTTCAGCTAGTTCTTTCCATTGATTTTGTTCTGCCATGCGGCCTTCCTCAATGGCTTTAATTTCAGCTTCGCGTTCGTTAAGTTTAGCTAATAGTTCTTTATTAGTAGACTTATACTTGTGCATGTCCTTACTTACTTCTTCATAAGCACTTTTGGATACAAACTTATCTTCTTCCTGGTTACTTCCAGTTTTAGTTTTATCTGCTCCATTAACGTTACTAACGTCACTCATTTTATCTCCTTGTGGTACAACCACGGTTTATAATTTATCGAATTTAATTTTTTCTAAAATAAAAGTTACAGCTTCACTCATTTCTCTAATAGCTCTATTCATTTCTGCTTTAGAAACATTAAAGAAGTTGAATCTTGGATCTTTTTCTTGTATCCATTTTGCTTTTTTCTGTTGCTCTGAATCTGTAAAAATAATTTCCAATTTACCTTTTGTTGGTACTCTATAACTAATAGAATCTAACATATCTCCAGACTGATTTAATCCTGATTTACCAGGAGTTGCATTAGGTCCAGTTAATTTGCCTTCTTCTTTCAATCGCTTCCTATTACTAACGGTTTTAGAAGCCAATTTTTTTAGTGGTTTAGAAGGGCCTAATTCTATATCAACTCCACGACCTAATCTAGTTCTTTTAATTATAGATTCAGCAATAGAAGCACCTGCAGCATCTAATACAGTTTTAGACTGTAAAGCTTTAGCAATAATTTTTCCAATATCAGATAATTTAACGGCCAAAGATGCCCCTAATAAATGTTCCTACAAAAGCAGCAGAAATATTTGCTGGTCCTGGTTCTTGTTCTGGAGGACCAAATTCTTGAACTATAGAGTTAAGTTCTTGTGTACTTAATCCTAAAAATTTATATCCTTTTTCTTCCATAAAAACAGATTTATCATTTTCAAATTCACTAGTAAAACCAATAACAATACGTCCAATAGTATTTACATCAATCACTTCTATTGAATCTAACATATCTCCAGATAAAGAAAGATTAATTGGTTTTTTATTTTTACCTGCAATCTTAAATTCTACGGTTTTTTGATAATTTTTAGTATATCCGGTTTGTCCTTGAGCATTAATAAAAGGAACTCCACCGATGCCTTTACCTTTTTTAGTACGTTCAATAATAAAATTAATTATTGCTCTTGCAATCTGATTACGTTCAGTTTGCGTATATCTCGGATTAACAAAAGCGGTATATGTATTTTGTTTACGTAAACCCATTAACTCTTAATCTCGTTAGATCTAGATTCTATTGTTTGATTTGCACCTGCAGTATTGCCTTCTTTAAATTGTCCAGAATTATCTTCAAGAGTTGTTCCATTTTGGGCCATAACTTCCATCATATCCTGCATTTGTTTTTCTTTTTCTTTATCCAGATCTTTCATATATGTATTAACTTCTTCATCAGACCATTGAGGAAATAATCTTTTAATTGATTGCCGTGGACCAATTAATCCAAGCTCTTTTAAAGATTTAACTTCTTCTATAGTCTGTTGAAAAGATTTCATAGGTTTAATTTCGCAAAACTCTATGCTAAATTGATTAGGAAATTCAGATGAAAAAACGCGACGTTCTGCAACATCCTTACGGCCCTTCCAAACATTTTGCATTTTAGAAATAAGTTGCCATAATTCAGTTTCAATTTTAGTGAAGTATTTAGTTTGAGTCTTTTTCTCTGCAGAGATATCACCTTCATCGATAGCTTTAGCAATTCCACTAACATCTCTACCGTTAGACATTGTACCAGTAGTATTAGTTTTAATACCAAGTGAATCTAAATGAGCACCGAATTGAAATTCAATAAGGCTTAATTGTTGTTCTACATCTACTTCAGGTTTAATGGTTCCAATTTCAGGTTGCCCTTCAGTGGTATCTCCACTTCCAAGGTCTATAATAGCATCTGGGTTATATTCTTTAACTCCACCTGGTGCTACGTTTCGAACCCAAGTAATAGAGTGAGATGCAAATTGAGCAGCGTAGTTAAGATCTGTTAGAAGTTTAGGGATAAGTACAGAAAAATCAAATCCTGGTTGGTTTGGATAAGGAATTAATTCTGTAAGAGTACGTTTGCCATATATAAATGGAATTTGTCCAAATGGATTAACAAAATCAGTAAATCCCATATCTTTCATTATATCTTCACGTATCCCACCGTTTGAATCAATGATCATAAATTCTTTATCTGTATAAAGAGCCATGATTTCAACTACAGAAGGACGCTTTTCTGTATCTTGTCTTTTACCATCAGTGGTAACTCTAGTAACATTATGAAATTCGGTTCTAGTACCAAGCATTTTAATAAATACTGTATGTTTAGATCTATCTGTATGAGAATCTGAATAAACTAGGAATTGATGTGGCGCAAGGATACGTAATTGATGTTTACTATCTTCTATATATGGTTCTAAAGCAAAACTAAACATTGAGTTGTAATATTTATTAGCCATATCCATAACTACATCAATACTGCACTCTTTAGAAATATTATTCATAATTTCTATATCTGTTTTATTTAAAGCTTTTCTCTGTGGAGATTCCACATAAATTTTAGACAATTTATCTGTAGTTCGTTTTAGAATATTAAGACTTGGTATGCGTTCAATTGCTCTAGTATAAGCTTGTTTAGATATCAATTCCTTTTGTAGACTATCTTCAATTTCTTTACGAATTTGGCCTTCAAGAATTTTATACAAACGGAAATTAAACTCCATATTGGATTTCCAATTTGCAACATGAGATAAAATACTAGGAATTAAATCTTTTAAAGGTTTATTAGGTAGCATAATTTCCTTTATAAATAAGTAACAGAGGCGTTACGTTTTGGCTTTTTCATTGGATTTAATTTCCAGCAAAGGTAGCCTAAAGCATCTGATATGTGAGATAACATAGGATCTGTATTATCATAAGTTAATTTTTCTAAGTCTTGAATTAACTTTTTACAACTTGGATCAATAATTAATAAACCGTGATCTAATAGTCTATTAATATTATTATATCGATCTTTAACCCACGGATTTCTAAAATTTAAAACGTTTAAATTTGCTCTACGTAGAATTTCATAATCTGTATTTTCTGCATTTGTTTTTCTTTTAGTTCCACTTTCATCAGCAACAACATGGATTATTTGGTCTGGGTATCTTCGTAATATTTCTTTTGCTGCCTTGAACGTATTTGAATCTTCTTGGTAGAGTTCACCAGATATAAATATTTTGCCTTCGGTTTCAAAACCAAATACGCCACATAAAGGATGGACGTTAAAATCAAGACCGCACCAAATAGACTTATGTAATTCATCAGCTTTACCTATATGTTTTTTTCTATCAAAAGAATAGTATACTTTACCACTTGATAAATTAACAAACTGCCCGTCTAATTCCTGTTGAGCTAGTTTACTATCATATTGGGCTTGTAAAGACCTAACATATTGTTCCGGTAGATTACTAAGATTATCTAAGGTCTTAGAATAAACTACTTTAGAATTAGGAACTGGTTTTTCTACAAATGTAGTATATAACCAATTAAACCCATTAGGCGTGGTAGTACCCTTCCATTGACATGATCCGCGTTTATCTCTAATACGGCCAATGAGAACTTCAAATGCTTCTTTTTTATAGAAACCGCACTCATCGGACCATGCCCAACCTACCTCAATACCTCTAAGTAGATCATATTTTTCCATAGAAATTGCATAAACTAAAGTTCCATTAACTTCTATGATTCCATCTTGTGATTTATAAATATATGGTATACCACAAGTATCAAGTATTTCAAAAAATTTTGGCAATGTTGCTTTTTTTAATTGACTATATGAATTTGCCGTTATTAACCCAATAACATTTTCATAATTAAGAACATTATGAACTGCCCAAACTGCACCAGCAAATGTTTTACCTGAACCTAGCCCACCACAGAATAATGTATAGTCTTGTTGACTATTTACAAATTCCATTTGAGTTGGACTTATTGCCAACTCCTTATTACTCATTCTCTACCTTTGGAGCAGGAACCGCTTCAAGTTTACCAGAAAAATCTTGTTCTTTTAAAGTAATCATTTTAGGCCTTTCTGGAGTCTTTTCTATTTTCTCATTTAATCCAGCTAACTTAGCTTGTGCTACTGTGGCTTCTAGTGCCGTTTTTAATGCACCTGCTGTTAAAGCTTTAGTAAATATAGCTTCTTGTCTAGCCATTAATTTGGCCCTAAGTTCTGCTCTATCTTCGTCCACTAACTTTTCCATAGAACTAACTACACGGTAATATTGAGTTTCTACAGTTCTAGGAGATACTTTGTCTTCACGCGAAATAATATCGAATATCTGATTTCGGTCTTTACCTTCAGACATTAATTCAATTATACGCTGTTCTCTTTTAAGGATTTGATGTTTAGTGGCTTTAGCCATAGATTTCTCTTATACTATATAGATCAAAACTTGACAAAGTGAACTTCAGATCAAATATAAGCAAGAAGGGATACAGGATATGAATAGAATCATAAAAAAAGTTATAGTGCATTGTAGTGATTCGGATGATTCATTGGATTTCGGCTTCAAAGACATTAATGAATGGCACCGTCAACGTGGATGGCTAAGCCCTTCGGGCATTAGTTGTGGTTATCACTTTATTATTCGTAGAGATGGCAGTATAGAAGTTGGCAGACCTATTGACGAAAAAGGTGCTCACTGTGAAGGCCAAAACAGTAATAGTATTGGTATTTGTTGGATAGGTAGAAATTCTCCATCTAATGCTCAAATTAAACAACTACATATTTTATGTAAAGAATTAATTGATATATATAAATTACAAGTTACTGATGTATATGGACACAAAGAATTTAACCCAGCAAAGACGTGTCCTAATTTAGATATGGATAAATTTCGTGCGGAGTTATTATTTATATGATTAAAGTATTTAAGTGTAGACGTTCAAGTTTAGCTTTAATTTGCATTTTAGTATTAGGCGTGCTAGGATA